TTAACTTTGATAGATGCTTAATATCAGAGCTAAAGCTTATTAGCTTCTCAGGGTCCACCATTTCGCCTTTTGTAACTGCTCGATAGGTCATATATATGCGGTCCCTTAGTGATGCGTAACTTTGCGCCCTAAGATTCCTAAATACTTCTTTATTGGTTTTCTGCTTCTGCGAGTTATCACCGATAGCAGGCTCATAGATTCTATCTGGCATATCAGGACTACTAGCACCATTGAATTGATAAACATCAATATGCTTCCCATCCATGGCAGTATTAGCTTGGCGTTTTAATCCTGCACCCATACCACCAACATCATATTCAAATTGGTCTACGTTATTGTCTATCGCAAAACCTGTTGCCCAATCCATACCTTCGTTTACATCTAGGTCATCCCTCTCTTCTACTTGAAGGATTACATTACCCTCTCTCAATAGAGTGGCTTTAGGGTCCGGCCCTTGATCTGATGGGTCGTGTGTAACCTTTCTGATTCCACGCCCGCCAAAATTAAACTTAACATGTGCATCAATACAAGCATCAAACCATTCGGACATAATTAAGCCATTAGGGATAGAGTCATTAAACTGCCCCATCCAAATGTGATCATATAAAGCCCTTGGTAGATTGTCATAATCCCAACGCCTTTCTTGGTCCAGCTCTTCTGGGAACCAAGGATTATCAAGATAGTTCACCACAATGATTAAGTGTAATTCGTCCTCATAAATACCTTCACGGTCCAAGGTATCTTTAAACGGTGTTATAAATCGCTTAGAAAAAGGGTCCTCACTTGATGCAGGGTTGGCAGTAAATACCATTACACCACCTGATTCACGCATAGTAGGTGTAAGTAGTTTAAGGCTATTCTCTGATGTGGCTTGCGCTTCTTCTATCCAAAACCGCTTAAACCCGTCCATTGATTTAATAGAATCTGGATTGCGAGCCAAACCCCTGAATTTAGCCTCTGCGCCGTTATTGCATTTAACTGATGTATTGGTGAAAGTGAAGCCATCTAGATTAATCTTTCTGATCTGATTAGCTAATAGGCTTTGCACTGAGTCATCAATAGAGTTTTGGAATTCACGGAAGCAGGCAATCTTTACACCTTTATCATGCATTTCAACTGCTTCTATTTGGCCCTCAGATTGAGACTTGCCCGAACCACGGCCACCAATAATAACAATGAACCGCTTTGGCCTAGTTAATACTGGCTCTAATTTAATAGGTAAGGATGCCTTGGGCTTTTCATCTGTTTCTATCCATTCACCCTTTACGTATTTAATTGTCTTTACTAATTCAGGGCCATGCTCGCTAGGCTGATATAAACCATATGGCGTGCATTCCTTAGAACCGGATGCGGTCGCAATCATAGATTCAAAGCTTTCAATCTTCTTTAGGATTGCGTTCATTTAATGCATTCTCGATGGCTTCTAGGCGATTCTTAATAGTGGTTATTTCGTCAATCTTGAGCATTTTAGATATTGAGTCGATAAACATATTGGCAACATCAGGCGATATAAGCCCTTTGCTTGCAGCTTCTAATACTTGTGATGCTTGTTTATCAGGTGCAGAAGTAGAGTCAAATTCAAACTCTACCCGCTCCATTGTAGGCTTAACACTGGACCAGCCTTTATCTGCTAATACCTTTAGCATTTGCCCTGAGTCTTTGTCGTCTATATTGAATGCACGCTTTGCGATATGAGAGAAAAAAGCATTCTCTGCCTCTTCTCTAGTAGGATTAACGCCAAGATCAACAAACTCTCTTACAGACTCGCTCTTAATGGCATCAAGTATCTTATTCTTAGTGCTACGCCCTCTACGCTTCTCTGGCTGCCTATCTTCTGTGAACTCTGGCATATCTCGTATCTCGCTCGTATTTACTTCTAAAAACCCCAAAAAAAGGCTTAATAGCCTTTAGGTTGCCTCAGTATCACAGGGGTTTTAGTCTAGCCTGAGGCGCACTAGAAACCGTTTATTTAGCAATTAAAATATGGTCTGGCTTTTTTTTGCCTGTTTTCTTTTTCTTGCCAAAATACATCTTCCCAGTAGGCGATACATTTAAGCCTTCTATGGTTATTTTATCACCAGTTTTAATATCTTTTATGGAACCCATATAACACCCCTGTTATTTTTTAAGCTCTTTTAAGTTCTTGTATATCAATACCGCACTAAGCACACAACCTAACACCATGCCTAATAAACCAAATATGTTTTGCAGGCTTTCCATTGTACTTGAGCCTGCGCTTATTCCTACAGTAGAGCTGGCCACCAATGCCTGAGTTTTAGGGTTTGTTAATATCGGCTCGACTATTTGCTGCTTTATGTCGTTCATAGATATTAGCTCCCACTACCCAAGCCGCGCTTATTAGCATTATTATTGAAATTATAATAGCGGCCATCAATTCCATCTTTCTTATCGCCATCGGTGTGAATCAATAGCCTAGCAGCTTCTATAACTGCAAGGAATAAACAAATTCCATTGTACCACGCAGGTGACATATAGGCATACCACATAAAGTAGCCTGCTATATTGGCCATTAATAACGCATAAGAAATAATTTGAAGATGGACAACCAGCTCGGAGGGCTTGCCGTTTGGTTTAATAAATTGAAGCAATGCTATTGTAAGTGCACTAAACCCCATTGCTGAACCGTAATATACAGCCCCCGTCTCACTATCAAAGAAATAATAATGAAGAACTGTTGGAATAATGACCATTATAGCGCATAACAGCCTGTGCCATGCCTGCCCTACTAATGACAGCATGACCACAAAAACCAATAGAACAGGGGATACTATACTAAGCATAATCCGGCTTCCGTTGCTTACCATTCCCACCCGCTGCTGCAATTGTCTTTTTCTTTGCTGGCTTCTTTGTTTTCTTTATTGGCTTCTTGGTTGTGGTTTTCATGCTGTCACCTTTTGATTAATGGTCAGATTCTACCATTTTAAATAATAAAATCTAACCCCTCCGATTGTACCTAGCCGCCAACTGAAACAATAGAGTAAATAGCAAGACAAAAAGCCACCAAACCAAGAATACTAAGCAATGCTACTGTACTACCACTAGGCTCGTCATAAGTCTCTTTTGATTCAATCTTTTTCTTATCTCTAGAGCCGTATTTTATTATCCCAAGCCTTTCCTCTGCTGACTTAAGGCTCTCCTTTCCAAGGCTGTAGTCATTAAAGACAGGCTGTACAGTGGCAATTCCCCCCTTGATGCGCTCCTTTAGCTCATTGTGTGTTTTGAAATCTTGCATATAAAAATAATGGCGATAACTAAGAAGCCCGCAATCTACATTCAGACAAATAAACGGCCCTTTTAAGTCAGCAAGATAACTAGGGTGATCAAGCATACTTCTTGTTGACCATTTTATAGGCTTTCTATTAAACCAATCTTCAATCTTGCTTTTTGGTTTTTCATAGCAATCACCAATATAAAATACAGCTCCAGCTTTATTATCCCTAATAATTGCTGGATTTTTAGATTTGATCATATCTAAATGATCTTTATTGCCCTTTCTTAATTTCATCTCTAACCCCTGTTAATAACCTGTGTATTACTTGTTTATAGAATACAAATACCCGCTTATCCGGTTTCTTTCTTCTAATGCCATTCTTAATACTTCACCATCACCGCTTTTAGATAAATGCTTAATCATCTTCTCTAGTGCTCGTAATGACTTGGTGCCTATTTCTAACTCCATTTCATTAAGCCTATTAGCTTGCATGGTCATTAGCTTGTTATGGCATTGGCGTATCTTTTCTGGGTACTGCTCAGATTCATTCACTTATCACGCTCCATTGCTATCATTAGCAGCACTTCGCAGATTGCGCGTAGTGGGTTTTTATTTGCAAGCCTAATAATGGATTGATTTAATGGCGCTACTTCAACTGCGTACAAGTCTAATTCCTCGAATATGCTTAGCTTATTCTCAAACGCCAACGGCATAGTCAGGTTGTAGTCTGTTAAGTATTCTATCTTAGTCTTAAGTAGCCCAAATTTATAAAGACTACACATATAAGTGTAATTCTTTTGTATTTTCTTATCCCAGTACAACCAAATCATAGCCAGATTAAGCTCTACATCACTAAGCTGTGCTACTTGTTCGCGTGTTAGTTTCATTTTTCTAGCTCCTTTAGTAGTGCGCCGGCCATGCTTACACACTGCTTAGCGGTTGTATCTTTATCCATGCAGTCTGAGCCTTTCAAGGTTATTAGGCCCTGCATAGCTATAGCAGCTATACGCTTGCGTTCACCCTTTCGGATAATGTCGTCAAGCACTGAATCACCTGTCTCAGGAACACCCATTTGCAGGCAAAATTGCTCGCGTTTTGTTAGACCTTGGCATTCTGGGTTGTAGCTGGAACTATTACTGCTTTCATCATAAGCAGCAAAATCTTGATAGGCATCGCCAGTTAATGGCATTGCTGGCATATCTGCGTTATTCATGATTACACCTCCAGCAACTTCAATAAGTCATCTTCATTAGTGACCTGCGCATAATCAATAGGCTGGCCGTTTACAAGTAAATACATATGGTCGGTATCGTTAAACACACCTACACTTAACATCATTGCATCAAATGCTTTAATTGCATCAACTGCATTATCCATATCTGATTGAGTGTCAATTGAGCTATCAATTAACATCATTGTTAGGTTTTCGTGAATTGCTTGCTCTAATGTGAATTTCATAATGTACCCCTGTGATTGAGTTTGTATTATGCGGGATTAGATGGAGGGTGTAATTGGCCAAATCTTACAAGTTTGGCCTTTGCTTGGTAGTTTTTGCTAATCCTTATCTGGGTCAATGCCCAGCATGGCTTTAGCGTTTGCAATTGCGGCTTCTTTTCTTAGGTGAATCAAACCTCTGTTTAACCAATCAGTTTGCTGATTGTCGCCAACCCAGCAAACACCATACGCCCATTCTGGGCATGTAATATCAGTTAGCCAACAGCCCTGTACTCCACCTAAATCACCCCCAACTGGCGCTGGCACAGTAAACCCGTTTATTACGTGTGTGCGGGGTGTTAGTTTGACTGAACCCGCATTGCCAAAAAAAACAGATGCCGCCCATGCTGCCTCATCATCAATGTCAAGGCCTTCACTCCATATTCTGCCATTCTCAACATTATCCGCAATGTGTCTTAGTAGGTCTTGTAGTTTCATTCTTTTATCACCCCTGCCGCTATTAATTGCTCCTTTGCATCATACTTAGGCGTTCCAGTTTGAACCTTTAGCTCTTCTTTAAAGTGCTCATTACTTACAAAAAAGAATATAGCTAAAAACATAATCATACATATAAAGGCCAATATGCCCTTGCCTTGCTCTTTATCATCCATGTGGTATTACTCCCTTTTCGATATTCAATACTTCTAGCTCATTCTCAAGTGTTTGTATCTGCTCTTCTACTGAGAATAGGTACTCGTTTACTTCTTTTAATGCCTCGATTGCTAATCCTGATAGCTTTAGCTCTGCATCTTGAGCGGCACTTAATGCTTCGTGTATTAGTTTTATTTTGTCGTGCATGGTTGATCTCCTGTGATTACAAATTAATTGTAGTGCTTATTCTTATTTTATCACTGGC